TAGTACTACATTCTCTTTTGAGACTCCCACGGCTAAAGCCGCAAGCCCTACACCTTACGGTGTGACGGGTGGGATTCTTGAATGACTAAGCGTTCGCAGTCCATTTCTGTTTTGAACAGCCTTCAAGATGAGGGTGTCTCATCACCCCTCCTAAGACAGTGCATATAGCATCTTAGGCTGATTGACTGTTACCATCAATCACAGGTGCATATCGAATGTTCATAGCACCGACTAAATCACGATGAGTTGTATATCCACAACATTTGCACACATATTTTCGATCATTTGCTTTATTTAATGTTTGACATTTTGGACACGTTTGACTTGTGTATGCAGGATTCACATATTCAACTCTAATGCCTTCTAAATTCGCTTTATATTCAATGAATTGGGATAGGCGATAGAATGACCAGTTATGCAAGTTCTTTTCGTTTTTACGGCTTGTTCTTGCCGTGTTTCGGATATTCGTCAATTTTTCAAGACGAATGACCGAAACATGATTTTCTTTAGCAAAATTGACAATTGCACGACTAACCTTGTGGTCCTGATCTTTCATCCATCGTTGTTCTTTATCATCGATAGCACGAATAGCGTTTAATTTCTTTAGCTTTCCCAACTTCTTGCGTTTGGATTTGAACATGCGTCTAATATATTTATTTTGTCTGCCGTTTCCAAAGAAGCGTACCTTTTCATCATCTGTGACAGCAACAGCAGGAACTTTTAAACCTAAATCTACACCCATAACCTTTAACCCTGTCTTTTCAATCGTTGGAATAGTGACGGAAATTTGAGCAATCCATTTCCTCGCTTTCTTTGTGATACGAAGCGTACCTAGTTTATGTTTTAACAAATCAAAATTTCGATTATCTTTATCAATCAACAAGGCACGAATCGGTGTTTTCTTTACTTTTCCGTCTATCATGATAGGTATTGAAATATGCGTTAAATCAAACGAATAGTTTTGGTTATTCCAAATGCAAACAGGCTTCTTTAAAACAGGAACAGTAGTGAATTTGCTTTGCTTTGCTTTCTTAAACACACTTTTAGCGTCCTTGATGGCTTGATTTTTAACGACACTCGGCAAAGAAACAGAAATATCTTTACTCGACTTCTTTGTGCTTTTCTTTTCAGCAACCATTTCAGAAACGAGAGTATTGATAGTGGAGATGTACGTTTGACTCATCTCACGCAAAATAGAAGCCTGTTCTTTTGTTGGGGTCAATTTGACTTTTACTGTGACTACCTGAGACATGATATTCACCCCCTTGTTTTTTGCTGTTCGACATAACGCTTTATTGTTTCGCTTGATACATTCCCTGCGGTAGAAACGAAATAGGATCGTGTCCATAGACTTGACAAATGTCGAAGATGAGGAAATTCCCCTCTTAACTTTTTAGAAGTCACTCCTTTGATTTTTGCCATTATATCCGCAGGACTAAAGGTTGGTAGTGCATTAAGGAACATATGTGTGTGGTCTTTGTCACACTCCAAAGCAACAATGACAATATCTAATTCTTCACATATTTCTTGTACCGATTGTTTGAAACGCTCCTCTATATCACTACGAAGGAATATTTTCCTCCTATATCGAGGACAAAAAACGAAATGATAGTTGATTAATGATACGGTTGTGTTTGTTCGTCTGTATTCGTTCATATACACATTATATCAGTTTTACTTATTAATTGCAACAATTATACAGTGGACTACCCCCACTTAATTTTCTAGCGAAAATTTGAAGTGGGGGCTTCCAAAGAAGTTTGACTGCTTTAAGCAATCCTTATTCTTTGAGGCGTGCCCACTTCGCCGCTAGAGCATAAGACACTCAGGTCTACAGCTTTACTTTTCTTTAAAATGTTTAATGCACCATTTACATCAGCATTGATTAGTTTGCCGGACTTTGTTTGATACAAAAATACATTTTTTCACCTCCCATCTAAATATATTATACCATATTTTACTTAATCTATATTATTTTCAGTAAAATATAGTTAAGGCAATTCATCTCCCACTTACTCCGCTTCGCTTCGTTGAAGTGGGAGTCTTCTCACCTAATGAAGATAAAAAGAGTGTGATTTTCGGATACTTGAAGCACCATAAACCTTTCAGTCTTTAATGGTACTCCGTATCCGACCTCACTTTCATCCCACACCTAAAGGAGTGGGCTTTCTCGTTCGGAAAGTCTGTAAAAAAAATAAGGACCGAAGTCCCTATTCTTATTTTAGAATATCCACCTGTACTGTTTTTCTCCCAAAAGCTACTGCTGACCTGTAATCTGGAATAAATACGTCAATGCGATTACCTTTGATTGCACCACCGGTATCAGCAGCAATAGCTGTTCCGTAACCTTCAACATATACTTTTGAACCTAATGGAATAACGTTGGGGTCCACTGCGATAACTTTTTGGTTAGGATTAGCTTTTAAGTCAATTCCTGTTGCTGTTACACCAGAACCACCTGCACAGTTAGCTGTATAAGCTGTTGCTACCATTGTAAGCGTTCGTGAAGAACTGTAATGGCTATCTACCTTAGGTGTAGAAACAACCTCTGTACGAGCCTCCTGTGAGCTTACAGAGCGTCCTTGCAACTTTTCTAATAAAGCTAAGTTTTGATTAGCAGTTCCTCTATAGTTAGTTATCCCATATTTATTCGCTAAATCTGCACGGTGTTCAAAACTGTAATCCTGACCTTGACCTGCTAAGTAGTCAACTACACTATATGTAGCAGCATGAGCACCCGTCTGTCCTACTAATAAGAAGCCTAATGCGGTTGTCCCTACAATAATCCCTTTTTTAAATTTAAAATTCATTGTGTACTCTCCCTCATGTGTTTTTTAGTATACTACCTAATGTAACACACTTAAGGGAGAAAACCCCTAATGTTACAATGTTGTTAGACAAATGTTACAGTATTGTAAAAAAAGAGACCTAATTTTGTTTAGGTCTCTTTTACTCCTTTTTAAATAACTTATTTTCCCTTAACATTTGCACTAGTCAAAAAATAGAATCTCGCTTGCTCACTTGCGATCTCATTTACACGTACATCTTCATTGTAAGTATCAATTGAGCAGCCACGATAAGCAACCACGACTTCCTTATTTATATTGTCATAGAGAACAATGTCCATGATGTCCATTTTAAGGACTTCTTCACCTAAAGCAGCAAATCCAAGGGCAGCTAAATTTTCTTTTTTCATACGGAAACGTTCTACTGTTACAGTACCCTCATACTTTAAATAAACATGTTCTTGTGGCATAATACTACCGATCTGGTAGACACCCGTTGTACCAAAGCTACGTTCAGCAGATAAAGACTGAGCACGGGCAATTGGCACGTTTTTAATCATAAAATAAACTGTATTAGCTGACTGTACTGTTTGGTTAGCTACACTTGCCACAAAATTTCACTCCAATCTATTGTATTATTAAAAACTAGGAGAGGTTTTAGCTGGATCTCCTCTCCTAATATAACTTTTAACTTTACTTCTTATACTCTCTTATTAAGCAATTAATTGTGAATCAACATATTGAACATAGCAGTTGATGTAATCCATACCTTGAGCAGGTTGTACAGCAATGTTAATACGTGCAGTATTGCCAGTGATAACAACCTGAACATCATCTGGGTTATAGTCTACGATAACTCCAGCAATCTTTTGTTGGTCAAGGAAACTTTCTACAGCATTTTTAATAATAGATGCAGAAGTTTGTTGAATACGAGTACCGATAAACTGTTCGTCCAACATAGTCCGTAAGTCTGTAGTTAAGAAATCAGAAATTTCACCTAAAGACATACGGTTTTGTACAGGTTCAGTTGCCACGTTATAAGTAGTTGGGTCACTTACAATACGGAAGAACGAGTTGCTGCGAGTACGTACAAACTCGGTCATGATAATACCTGAATTGTTCAATTGATCTAACTGGTCTCCAGTGAACTTCATGTCGAGAGATTCAATGTTTACATGTTTATATGTAATCGGTTCACCTACAGGTAGTCCACTTGCAAGACCTGCAATAAGAGCAGCATACATATAAGCTGGGAAGTTGTATACACGTCCATCTAACATTCTACGAGTACCAGAGTTACCTACTAGAGAAACTCTAGCATTTTGCAGGCTCATTTGACGGTTTTTAAGTTGGTCAATAGATTCAGAGAATCCGCCACCAACAATCGCCCTTGCTTGGTTACCTTGTGTAGATTCATCACGAAGTAACTGAGAAAGTTCTCCATGAATAGCTTCATTAGAAGTTAACGGAACAATATAGTAAGCTCCGAGGTCAATAACCTTACTGAACAAGTCAGCCCATGAAGCAGGTGGAGCTGTTTCTGTAGCACCTGTTAAGTTTGTCAGTCCAAAATTATCTGGGATAGCCTGAGTGAAGTCAACATCTACCGTAATGTAAGGATCATTAACTGTTTGGTTAATCAAGTCAGCACCAACAGCTTTAACCATTGCAGGAGCTGTTTTACAATCCACTGCGGTTAATTCGTCAAGGTATTGTGTGAAGATATTCTTGCTTCCTCCTAGTGTATTCATAGAGGCTGTGAAATCTGGTAAGTTATCAATGTCGTTTACTAATACGTTAACATCTTCATAAACACCGGCACCCAGTTGGTATGTACGTACAGGGACTAAATTTCCAGCGTCTGCTCCTGTTTTCAAAATAAGTTGAGTAGCAAGTTTAGTAGTGGCATCTACTTTAACTTCTACAGTAGCTTGTGCTTCTTCACCTACATACTGAACAGTGAAGATATTACCGATATTATCATATACAGCAGAATAACGCTCAGTTGTGAAGTATACACTCAAACGTTTAGAATTGGTAAGCGTGTTATCCTCTAATTGTACTTGAATGCCATTTGCGTCTAAACCATATAGTTTAGAAGTGATGGTTAAACCTCCATCAGTGAATTTGGCTTGCGTAGCTTGGTCAGCACGCACAGCAATGATTGTGCCTGCTCCTTCTTGGTTAGGAGATGGGTTCCAAGCCATTTCAATAGCGTCTAATAGTTCACCGCTACGGAAGATGTCTTTTGCCATTGCAAAGTTTGTGACAACTTGTGCTACATTTGGTTGCCCCCCGGTAGCAGAACCGATTAAAACAAGAGACTTTTCACTTAAAACGTTGGCAGCCCCAAGAGCACTGGAGTCCAAAAAGACTTCTGTACGAGGACGCTGTCTGTTATACCCATAGGATACTTTTGTCATGTTCTATTTTCTTCCTTTCTACTTAAGGTTTAAATAAGCTTTTAACTCATCTACAAACACTTGCTCATCCTTTTGATAAGCCCGTCCATTCATTCTCATTTTAAATCCTGCTGCCTGTACTCTACTCATATTAAATAAAGGGACAGCAGTTTGTAAGAATGTGTCAATATGGACATAGGACTTAGGTGGAGTAGGAGCAGGAGTAGGAGCAACTTCTGTTTCCGGTTTAGCCTCCGCCTCTAACTCTTGTTTAGGTTTTGATTTCTCTGTTGCTTTAACTTTTTCTTCAACAGTGTTATCTTTATCTCTATCTTTATTATCAGAAGTTTCTGTAGTTTTTTCATAAACTTCGTTTTTAACAACTTTTTTAGCCATCTACTCAGGCCTCCTCTTTATCAGGTAGGTATTCAATGTTCAACTCAATCTTATTGAGGATAGCTTGAACGATTGGAGCCTCTAAGTTATAAGAGGTTTTATATGTTACAATGGACTCCCTACCATACAGAATTTCAGGTGTTGAAGTACCATCAGGACTTCCGGTAGGTATCTCCTCAATCTGTCCAAATTGCAAATTTTGGAGAAGAAAATTATCATGTTCTTCTTGGTTGTCTCTCATAAGAATCAAGATTGCTTTAACAATTAAGTCAAGACATCTTACTGTGTCCATATTTGTTGAAACAACCAATACTGAGTATCTTTCAGTTGTTGTAAAACCTTTTCTTAAACCTATTTCATCACCAGTTGTTGCTACATAGTTAATATTGAATGTCTCTCCTAGCAGATAGTTATTCATTGGTGAGTTAGCAAAGTAAATTCTGTTTCCTTCAATAGTCATCTCGTCACTCTTTGAAAATTCAAAGTTCTCAACATTAATTAAATCACCAATATTATCTGCTACTTGGAAGTATAGACGATCACTTTCATTATCTAACTGAACGGTTGAGGCTTCTTTTATAAAGCCTCCATCCCTAAAACTATAGGTACCTTCTAAGTTACCTATACTTGTATCAGTTTCTTCACCGTTTCTAAGGCCAATATAGATAGCGCCTTGTTGACTTGTTTTATCCTGTGGCATGGTGTAGGTTATCGGGATTTCTCTAGCATGTTCCCCAGTGTATGCCCTCATAAAATTATTGGCTACCTCAGGTTGTATGCCTCTTAAGATTTCCTCTATAATATAGCGGTTTGTCAAAATAATTTGAAGTTTACTTTGAATCTGGTCATACAAGTATGTATCAATACTTGGCATTGGCATAAAGGTTGTTCCTCCTTTAGGGTCTAAGGTTTAAAGTTTAAAGTTAAGGTTACTTATTACTGCCAACCATTTTTCATCTTCCATTTCATAAGTCTATCTACGTTACGTACAAATGTCTTAGACTGATCATCTTTATTCACACGGTTACGATTAATGATCCAACTGTTGAATGGTGACTTGTCTGATACAGTCCTGAAAGCTGTGTAGGAGTGTCTGTTCTTTCCTATACGTTTCTTAGTGATGTTGTAGGATACTGGTTCGTAGTTAATCATCTTAGAGTCTGGTGATGTACGTCTACGGTCATATAAGTAGTCAGAAATGACTGTACGTTCTTCATCAGGAGCTATGTCTATCTGTCTTAATTGTTCATACATACGTCTTGACATACTTCTAGTATTTCGCTGTATTGGTACAATTAAGTACCAACCACCGCCCTTTTTCTTCTTCTTTGCATGATGGCTATTGGCAAAGTAAGGTTTTAAGTCTATAACTCCTAACTTATTTAACCGTTTCTCTGTTACTTCTAAGTATTTAGGTTTACGTCTAACCTCTACATCCTTTGGTTTTACTTCCTGAACAGCTTTCATACCTGCTGACAAGGTGCCATCAATTAGAGCTTTCCTTACATTATCCATAATCCGTTTAGTCTCTGCTTCATTCTGAAAAAGTTTAGGACGAATAGACTTTTTATTAGCCATTATTATTCATCCTAAAGAATCCATTTAATCCGTCAATGGTAGGCTGTCTCTTTGTATCTATCATTTGACCGACTGTATTATCATTTGAACCAATCTCAAAAGCTTCGCGTGCAATGAAAATGTCCTCACGTTTTAAAAGCAACTTTTGAGGCAGTCTGTGAATCCTTCCTTGTTCATCTTTACCATAGCGGTGCTCTTTTAGAAGGTCTGCAACCATATAACGGAGTGTAGTTAACAGATTAAGAGAAACGTTTTTTCCTTTTAATTTTTCATTAGGGTAGAAGATGTTATTTTCTCTATCGAACGTGTAGTCTACACCCTCTGTAAGTTCCCCATCCATTGTCACTGCATATGTAATTTGATTTACGTCATAAACCATGTAAAATCCGTTTTTAATACGATTGTCGGAAACATCAAATAAAAATGACTGCGGAATCTTAACATCCTTCAAGGTAATTCTATCCCGGAAAGCAACTTGTACATTCCTATCAGCAGGAGTACCTAAAGCTGTACCTGATTCTATTAGTCCTAAATCAGCATTAGAAATACCCTTATCCTGTGATTGAATAGTCATATAGATTAAGGTAGGGGGAAGATAGGCAATACCCCTTCCCTTACAAAGAGGACAGGTCATGTTAGGTTGTTGCGTTGCCCTGTTCCGACACGGACATAAATAAGACTTTTCCCAAAGGACAGGTAATGCAGTGTTCATTAGGCTGTTATCCATCATGTCCATACGGAATTTAGCAGAGGATAGGTTACCCAAAATGGAAGGTTTTTTAGCCATATGTTATCCCCCCTTAAATAATACCTAAGTTGTTACCATAGTAGGATTTAAGCCCTGTATACAGGTCTTGTATATCACGGTCTAGTTGAACAATGTCAGCAGAAGCACCACCATACATAGCAGTTTGGGTAGAGTCAATACTTTGAGATACACCATCAAAGCTTAGTGTCATGTTTGAAATACCAGCACCAATGATTAAACGTCCCCATTGTTCAAAGCATTCCCTCAAAGCCATTTTAATAATCATGTTCCAAAGGTCAGGGTGCATTTCATAAGGTTGTGTAACCCCTTCACGTGCAGGAGGTAGCATTCCGGCTATGTATTCCACGTGGAACATCTGCGGTGCAAATTGGTCACCTACTGTATAAGGTAAACCTGCAATGACTGGGTAACCTGAGAAAGCTTGAGCAAGGTTTAATGAACCTTGTTCACCTGCAAGCATGTAAGTTGGTAGCATCTCAAGCTGACCTTCTAGGTTATACACTCTCCACCATTTAGCAGGATAATTGAATATCATAGCCCCACCATATTCCAAGCGTACATTCGTTGCTTGAAGAATAGGTTTGCGATAAGTTTTAATGTGCATAAAGCTTTGGAAGTCATTTCTATAAAAGTCATGGTGCTCCATGATAGTCCGAGGTAAAATAACAATATCTAACATCTTCTCGGCTTGAGCTACTGCTGCTTCAATTTTAGACTTGTAGAAAGCATCCGGTAGGTGTTCCCCTGTACGTGGGTCAGTAATGTCAATTCCGAAGTGGTTAAGCTTTACTGCATCCACTGTTAAACCATAGTCTGCCAGTGTGTAATTGTTTACTTTATCTGGGTCCACTTGCATAGGGTTATTATGCTCATATGGGTTTCCACTGTTCCCATTAGTGATCATCACCATAGCATGTCCCTACCTTTCTATTATTTTTCTTTTGGTACTTCTACAGGCGCTTCCTTGCTCTTTTTAGCTCTGTTAGACTTTTTAGGTGCCTTTGCCTTTGTATCTTCTTTAACTTCCTTGTCAGCAGCCTTATGGGCTTTCTCAGCCTTAAATGTAAACCCTTTAAGTTTTCCAATAATTTTTTCATGTTCCGGTGCTAAGTCAGACGATTCACCTTTATCGTTAAACTTTAAAGTTCCGTAAGCACTAGCCACTTCTTTATTTGCCAATCGTGGGTTAATAAGCATTATGCAATCTCTCCTTTTCATTCAATCTTAAACAAAAAGGGGGCAGATGTTTCACTGCTCCCTATTCGTTTGTACTATTCAATTTTACTTTGTACTTCTACATGTTATAAGCCTATCGTTCTGAATTAGTATTTAACGTTAATGTCTGCTGCGATAGCCGGGATGTATTTAACGTTTTTAATACGAACCCATTTCTTAGGAGCATACAGAGCAAGAGCGCCATACCATAGCACTGTGAACGTAATCGTTGCGTTCATTTGTGCCAACGGTAATCTCATCATTGGCAACAGTTCGAGCAAGCTGATAACTTGCGGACTCATTTCACCAACGAATACGTCAGTCGTTTCTGGAATGTTATCATTTACATCATTGAAAGTAATGACATTGTTTACAGCTTTAGATACTGGAATACGAGCGATTTCAAAATAACTACCAGTTTGTTTACCTTGACGATAGATTGTAATAAATTGTGGTGCTGCTTGATAAAGGTTGCCAAGTGTTACTTCCAGTTGTACTGCGTCAGTAGCATTCGCTACAACAGCTTCGACCGCATCAGAAGCAACAGATTCAGCGTCATCACTGAATACTACAACTTTATAGCTTTGAGTTGTAAGGTCTTCTGTACGGAATTTACCACCTGCATTCGGTACCACCGTAGCTGTAACATTAGACGGAGGTAGCGGTGCATTAGGCATTGGAATACGAGTTTCATCTAATACAATATCATTTTCCATGATCGTTGAACCGTGTAAGTTAATCGGACCACGTACAGACAAGAATTGGTTAATGGAGAAACCAGTTGAAAATCCGCCTTGTTGAGCCGGTTGTAATACACGTTGACGTTCTAACAAGTTATTTGTAAAGTCGGCTTGAACACCGATTGGCATGAAAGCGTCTGTAGCTTTACCATAACCTTTCCCTACAATAACAGCAGCTTTGTTCAAGTCAGCTTCCGTAAGTGTTTCACCGCGAAGGTCTATTACGTTTGAACCTTGGTCAATCAATTTTACTAAGCCATCAAACTCAATACCGGATTGTGCGTCTGGGTCAGCAGACAAACTAGCATCTCCATAAAAAATACCCCATTCGATAGATTTTGCAATAACAGTGATTGCATCTTCTGTCAGGAATGTCATAGGGTCGGAGATGTTGTTAACAAGACCGGCAGCAAGTGATTGTTGTTTCGTATCACTTAAGAATTTCATTTGAACAGTTTTTTGACGGATGTTAGGGTCGTTAATGGACGCAACACCAACTTCACGAACGAAGCGACTGTGTCCTGTTCTACCGTGTTGATTGAATACAGCGTATTTAACAACTGTAGATTGTACTTGATGTTTGTTAATCATTGGATAGATAGTGAAGTCACTGTTGTCATAAGACAGCATTTTAACTTCATCATCTAGGAACTCACGTCTTAAAGCAGCAGCGTCAGTTTGCGTATCTGGTGTAATACCATAGCCTGTTGTGAAGCTCTTAGAAATAACTTCTTTAATCTTTTCTTCGGCAACAGGAGATAACTTACGTTCCTTTTCGTTTGCCATGCTATGTAATCTTCCCTTCTTGTCATTTATAGTTAATTAGCATAATTACCTTATGTCATAGTAAAAGGGCAGCGAGGCTAGGAGGAGGAACCTCGCTACCAAAACCCTATATCAGGTATTCATGTCATTAATATAGCACTTTGTACTTAATTCTTTGAATTTTCAGCTACAATGGTTCTGAACAATGCAATATCTGCTTCATTACCTGCGCCACGTTTTACACGTGCTACAGCTTGACGGAAAGCAGCTTGTTCTCCAACAGTCATATTATGAGCATTCTTGAAGAAGTAGTCTGTAGCTGCTTTAATATGGTCCGCAGCATTAAATTCTTCTTCTTTAGGTGCTTCACTTTCTGGGTTTTCTTCTTCAGCACCATCTCCAACTTTAGCAACCGGGATACCATCCTCAGATTTAGCAACAAATTCTACTGCTTTACCTTCTGGTTCTAATTCTGGTTCAGCTTTAGGTTCTTCTTTTGCTTCCGGTTCTGCTTCTACATTCTTAGAAACTTCTTCTTTGACTTCCTCTGATTCAGTAGCTTCTTGTTTAGGAGATACCATTTCAAGAATTTTAGCAATGGATTTTTCAATAGCTTCCAAACGACTGCCTACATTAGCTTGTTCGGCTTTGATATTGGAGTAGGATTTAACGACTGCTTCAAAAGCACCGATAACGTCTTTTTCCGTTAAGTCAGACTCATTGGACTTCTTAACAGATTCTTTCTTGTCCTTCTTACCTTTATCTTTAGCCTTATCAGCTTTCATATCTTTGTCCTCTTTTTCTTCAGCTTCCTCGTCATCTTCTTCTTCTTCTTCAGCTTTATCATCTTTCTTGGATTTTTTGTCTTTAGCCCTATCCTTACCTTTTTCATCTTTCATAACTACATCTTCGCAGTCCTTTTTGGACTTTTCTACTTCTTCTTTTTCTTCTTTAGCTTCATCTTCAACTTTTTCTTCTTCTTTTTCGTCTTCATTCTTTTCAGATTCAGATTTAGGGTCAGGGTCAGCTTCCAGTTCAGGTTCTGGTTCAGCAGCAGGTTTTACATTTTCTAGCTCCTCTACTGAATGAGCAGTTTCTTCCGGTTTAATCACTTTCGACTCTTCTTCAGATTTAGAAATATTTTCGTCAATCTTTTCCAAATCTTCAGTCAACTTAGCAAACGAATGTTTCTTATTCATGTATGTTAGTTACTCCTTTCATTTTTTCTTGTTTTGTAACTGCATTATCTTATCAATCTTTTTAATAGCCTCTTCACGTGAATAGCCCTTAGAGAGCTGTAAAAATAAAACTGCACTCTCAGGAGTATATCGGTCCATTGAATCTAAGTAATCCCCAATCTCTTTCCACATAGCATCAAATGCTTCGGGGTCTTGAAGATTCTTTAATGTCCACGATAAGTTATAGAGGCTACGAGCAAATGATTCTGTTCTAAGTGCTGCTGCATCAATCTGAGTATCTGGTGTCATACCGTACCCAGTTAGGAAACTTTTCATAAAAGCTTCCCAAGTTGCTTGTGGGTTAGCAGGGCTAGTTGTAACCGCTACGTTCGTTATGTAAGCAGACTTAATAATTCTTGGGTCATGTTTATCACGCTTTTTAACATAGCCCTCAATAGAGAACCCTAGTTTACGATCAATACCGGACTTAGAAATATTTTTTGCTAACGTCCAAATACGTTTTGCGTATGGGTTACCTTTATACAGCTTAGCTTCTACATACAAACCAACTTCCGGGTCAACATGAGTACCCTCTGTAGGAGCACCAATGATAAATTGTTCACCTTGTTGGTGTTCATAATTGATATAGCCATTTGTAACAAAGTAGCTAATATCAAGACCATTTGGGTCAACAATATCATCTTGCAAGTCTAAATCAGGTGTAGTAGCATAGCCTCTTAGATACCAAGATTTTTCAGTAGGGTTATCATTGCTCTTTTTAATCGACTCTTCAAGGTCAATAGGCGCGAACAAGTTAACTTTACCAGTTAGTGTATTCAGGGCTTATCACTCCCTTCTAGTATAGCATACTCATGACTTATCACTGCTACACGTGCTACATTGCTATAGTTATATAGCCTTTATACTGTGTTTAATATAGCAGTTACACTAGGTTGTTGATAATTCATAATTGACTGGGAAACTTAGATTTCCCAGTCGTTTATCGGGTCACCATTCTCGCCTTTACCACCTTGAGGAGTTGAGTTAGTGTTGTTCTCGCCTTTTAGTTGACCATCCTTACCTACCTGTTTGTTATAGGTGCCCTTACCATTCACATTATCAAGGTCACCATTATAACCTGTTTGTTGTGCTACAAATTGGTTCATTTCCATTTGACGTTGCTGTTTCATCTGTTCTTCTTGAAGCAACTGTCCTAAACGTTGTACGTGTACACCTGCTAGTGTTACGTCTCCACCTTTTACTGGAGGGTAACCAAGTTCTGCACGAATATCATTGATTGTAAGACCAATAGCAGCTTTCTTAGCCAGTACTTCAACGATGTCAAGTTCAGTTTTTGTATCTCCACCAACAAAGTTAAACACATACTTGTCTCCAAATTGAGAAACAATATATTTGTTTATAGCATCCTCAATAAATTTAAGTAGAGGTTCCAAACCTTTGTCTTTAGAGTCACGTGTCTTTTCTTTTGTACTGCTTTCGTTTAGCGTGTTACCTGCATGACCAGTAGCACCACCACGGTTAGGGAAGTTAATCTCTGCTGGGTCGATAGAAAAAATTGAACAGTTATGCACAGCTAAACCATTTGCAATAAAGGAATGTTTGTTGTCTACTTGTAGGTTATAGACATCTACATCTCCATGTACAGTTTTCTTTTCAATATCAGAGACTGAATAGTAAAAGTAGGAGTCATCTCTTAGATAATTTTGGTTTGAAAATTTAGCATCTCCAATCCATTCAGGGAATACATCTCTAACATAGACTCCCCCAAACACTATTCTATACTGTTTACCATTATAAACATCTTTACCTCTAATGTTGTTTACTTTTGGTTCAGTAATTGTAATACTTGGAAGAATACCAAACTCTTTAAGTAAGTGAGCCAGTTCTGTTGCTAACTGTTGAGAAGCTGTGCTGGTAGTTACAGTTGTGTTCTTTTTACCTTTCTCACCTCTGTTACCTAAGTCCATTGGAATACAACCGTCTCCCTCGATATATCCTCTAATGAACTCTTTCTTAACACTTGGCGGTGAGTTAAAGATAAAGGGTGGTACGTGTTTATTATGTGCTCCTTTACCTGCTATGTTTTCTAAGGCTTCTCCATATATCTTGGAATATACTTCAACAATGACTTGTTCTGTTTTTTCCCATGTTTTAACTTTAGGATTAAAACCTAAGCCTTTCAAAAACTCTAATGCATATTCGAGCACACCACGTTCTACATCAGGTGTACCTAAAGCTAAGGAAAAGCCATTGGGTATTTTGTACCCTTTCGCAGCATAAAGTCCAAGTAATCTAGCGAACTTCTCGTCTACAGTAATGAATCTTGGTACCTTTCTAATGCGTTCATCAACTTGTAAATCTTCAATAGTTTTATCTACTCTTTCTTGCGTTTCTTTTGACAGTTTAGTTCCTGAAATAGCACAGCGAGAAGAAATTAGTGTGCTGTACTTAACATCAGCTAGTTCATCAACCTTCTTCATAGATACATTGTATTTTACAGGGCTTTTCTTAAACCATACATGTTTGTCATCATATAAAATGTTATCCTTATCCGCTAAGTAGTCTAAAATGTCTACTGTATGAATAGAACCTTCTTCTAGTTTTGGTCTTGGTGTAACAAAATATTGACCAACCTTAACATCTTTTGCAGGAACCCATTTTAGTTCGACTTCTTTACCTCTTGTCATATCTTTGGCTAACTCTTTGTTTACAGCAACCAAAAATGGGTGCTCTGCGGTGGCTTCTATAGTGTTACCTAAGAAACTAGGTCTGTACTTGAATGTGTACATATCACCAAAGTAAGGTTTTTTAGATGTTTTCATTACCTCGTTCATAGTGCCATCATGAGACATTACTTGCATTCCTTTTTTAACATCAGCTATTGGTAAAGTTTTACCATTAGATAAGGAAATAAATGCGTCCTCAGTAAAGCACGTTACGTTAATTAAGTAGTTGAGCCATTTTTCAAACTCCATATCTTTGCTCGGAATACCGCCCCTTTCAGGGTACTTTAACACTGTTCTTGACAGTCGGACTAGACTATATCTTCAAGTCAATAATAATTATTAACTTGCGGTGCATTTCGATTTAAAGGGTTTTCACCTACTTACATTTTACATTGTAAGCCCTACTTCTGTTGTGATTTTGTGTCACCAATGGAATAGTCGTTGAGCCTTCTTCTACTAGAGAAGCTTGGTTGCGGATTGCCTATTGTATCATCCTTACCTCTTTTACCATACCTGAGTGATTAGTTCAGCCCTATACTGTATTGCTACGTATAGTTGGTGTGTAAGGCTTTAAGGGTTTCCCGTCAATTAGCACCGTTTATACAGAGCTACGTTTTAAATTTAACTCTGTGTCATATTTACAAACTTAACGTCTTCAGCGGTAATAACTGGAATTTTCCATGCACCATTAATACCGCTAAACATGGATGTCCATTCACGTCTAAAAGCAGCTAGAGCCTGATTAGACTGTTCCTGACCTGTCTTAATATGCAATAGACCTCTAGTTGTACCACCTTGGGCAAAGAACCTAGCATTAAACAATTCAGTATTTTCATGGTACTGTAAGTGGTTAAGTGCAATCTCCAGTTCAGGGTAGCCATATCGACCTACTGTAACATCAGTACGTGGGTTATGTACTTCCCAAGCCATCTCTTTTGCCTTGAACTCCGCTACCTTTTTATTGTCCAGAACCTGTACATATTTAACTGCGTCTTTCCCTTTAGGTTCATGACCATCTTTATCTACTGCAACATAAATGGTAGAAGCGTCTACTGCTTTGAATCGGGTTAGCTTTCCATTCTTGTCATAAATCAATTCAAAGTTAATCTTGTCATACACAAGCCTGTCACGGATTATCTTCTTAACAAAAGTCCTGAAGGTATCTCTTGTATAATCTTTGTCATCATTACCAGTGTGCTCTAGGAACTTTTCAATTCGTGCCATTGCTGCCTTATCATGTGAAGAAGGTGTTTCTAGCGGGTCCCTCATCCTTACCTCATACCCTATACCTCTATCACTATACCGAGCAGGAGTACAGAATAAGGACACTTGGTTAACACGGGTGTTGATAATGGCATTTAAAATGATGTTCTTTCTTGACCATAGCTTTAAGGTCTGTAACATGTTATGAGTGCCATTAGTAGAAGGGGCTTCCTTATAATCAGGGTTCAAGGAGAATGTCCCTAATAAAGGTTCCTCGTATGCCTTAGCCGTACCCCCGTTTGCACTCTTTTTAATAACCTCATCTTCTAAGGCTTTAACACGAAGTGAAAACGTGTCATCTATTTTCGTGATCTTTTCTGGATTCTTGTTACTTCGATTTTGAATCCAATTTAGTACACCCATTTAATTATCACATCCAATCTGCTTATGACTTAATGTGTTAAGAGAGTTCATAACCCTATAATTTAGAGTTAGGAAAACTTGAAGATTTTTCTGCTGTTTAACACATTTTCATAGGAGTCTTTAATGTATTCATTATTACTTATAAGCAGGACAGTATTATCATCTAGCACGTCCACTATCAATCGTTTTTCTCCGTTAACTACAGAGTAAACTGATACATGATTGCCCTTGATAGACCGATAGTAGGAGATGATTTCAAGCCAATTCGTGTTTCCGACTGCTTTTTTAGCTTCCATCCATTTCTCGTCTTGACTGAATGATGACATGTACACCGCCCTTTCCTTTATGTCTATAATATAGAACTAAGAAGTCTATATCTTTAGTATAGCACACGAAAA